GCACTTGCGGCATGCCACAATCCTCTTGAGTGAAGATTGTTGGCGAAGTCAACAAGTGCCTCCCGTGAGGCGGGTCCATCGGACTTGATCATTTTGGGCTTCACAGGGGTCACATCGTACCCCTTAAAAGCATCCATACCACACGACTCTCGGAAATTGCCTTTGTGGAAACTTTTGTCCACATTGACTTTTAATCCAAGGTAAGTGAGGAGGTCGATCAAGTCAGCATACCCAGTCTTTGGCAAAATTATATCATCGCCAAAGACTCGGACCTTGCCACGATAGCGTCTTAACCTATCCTCCAAGCCATATCCTGGCAGACATGCCAGGGCACAGCAGAAGAAGAATAGGGTTTGGACGGGAAACGTGACAGCAGTACCTTGCGAGGCAAACTTCTTCAACTTAATGAAGCGGTTTGGGATAGAGATAGTATCTTTAACCCACCTCGTCCTGCCGGCATGAAGGGCTCTCAGAACAGATTTCTCCGTTCTAAAAAGCCTCTCAACACTCCAGCACGAAAGGCGGTCTGACGCTGAGGACAAGTCCACAGTTGCCAAACTGCCATCAAGGGAACTCCGAACTACCATCCGACGGGATGGCTCCTGGTCTTTGAGTGATATAAAGTCACGCAAAGCAGTTGCCATAAACCTTCGGTTAAACCATCTAAGCAGAGCCTGTTGACACCATTGGTGTTCGACCGGCTCAGCAGCGATGAGACGAGGAGACTTAGCTGTTTTCGGAACAGCCAAGAGTCTACTCGGTAGTTCGTGATTCGGCATAGCCTCAAAAACTCGTCGTCCGTTAAGACGCGAGCATATACTCTGAGGAAATACTGAATCGAGTTTAGCAGTCCAATATCTGAATGTATACTTATCGTATCCACCAGATCGGTCTGCCACTGCTCCAGGTCCATGCTTAAAGCCGATTCCTCGTTGCTCATTGAACTCATCCTCTGAAAAGAGTAGTGGGTCAAAAGCTCCGAGGAGCTCGCAAACGTCATCAGCTATACGCTGAAGACGGTTACAGAGAAGGCGTGTATTAACTTCAGAAGCTTTGTCAGCATTGCTGCTAACATTGCCAAAGAAGTAGGTGTCACCTGATCCAAGCCTATCACCAAAGTGAAGGCTAGAAAGGGTGTCGACGCCTTCAAGATCATCCGTTTCCCACGCGAGCGTGGGCGACGGAAGCTCTTTGTCGATCGCATGGTACTCCTCCACGGTATTTTTAGTACGCGCGGGAGAGCACCCAACCTCAAT